CTGGTTATGTATGGGATGCAACAAATAATATATTTTGGCCTCCCAAACCTTTTCCATCTTGGGTTAAAGATACAACTAACGCTAAATGGACATCACCTATTGGCGATGCACCTGTTTTAACAGAAACACAAATAAATCAAAATACAGATTTGGTTGCAGGAGATGGAACAATTACACCAGCGACTAATCATTGGGTTTATGTTTGGAGTGAATCAGACCAGTCTTGGAACTTGACAGACGCATTAGCATAATTTATATTTGGTGGTGGTATGCAAAAGAAAGTATTAAGTGAACAAGCAATCTATTATGGTGATGTTACAATGCCAAAAGATTGGGAGATTGACCGAAACGAATTAAGTAATTACATTTTACAATCAAATATTAGAGATTCTGAATTTTTATTTTCTAGAACTTGGGATAAATTAAATACGTATATAATTGAATATTCTTATTTAAAACATAAATTAGAAATAGGAAATAAAGAAACCTGGGGTAACATTTATAAACCTTTAGAAAAAACAATTCCATTACTAAACATTGATCCGGTAGATTTACGAAACTCACCTGACTTTGTATTGCTTTATGGTGTTCTTGTTGAGGATTGTGATATAATTATTCATTATGATAACAATAGAAGAAAAGGAAATACTTGGACTATACCTTTAATAAATAATAAATTTGTTATGTTTCCATCAACTAATATGTATTACATAGTTAATAATCAAAAAAATAACTTAAATTTTATTCAAACAATAACATATGAAATACGATAATTTTATAGCATGAATTTAAAATATTATTATTGGTATTTTACTGCAGCACTCACACCTAGATTTTGTGATGAAGTTATATCTCACGCTAATAAACAAAAAGAGGTTATGGCTACAACTGGTAATTTTCAAGATAAAAAAGAATTAACTAAAGAGGATGTTATAAATCAAAAAAGATCGCGATCATCAGATTTAGTGTGGCTTAATGAGCCTTGGATATATAAAGAAATTCAACCTTTTGTTAGAACAGCAAATAAAAATGCAGGTTGGAATTTTGATTGGCGTTACACTGAACATTGTCAATTTACAAAATATAAATTAAATCAATTTTATGATTGGCATTGTGATTCTTGGCCAACTGGACCTCATGTAGAAACAGAAAAAAAACCATTTAGAAAACTGTCTATGACTTGTCAATTAACAGATGGTTCAGAGTATGAGGGTGGTGAATTAGAATTTGATTTTAGAGACTATGATCCACATATGAGAGATGAATCAAAACACAGGATACAATGTAAAGAAATTTTACCAAAAGGATCTATTATTGTATTTCCTAGTTTTGTGTGGCATAGAGTTAAACCAGTAAAGAAAGGAGTGAGATATTCATTAGTTAGTTGGCACTGTGGACCTCGTTACAAATAATATGCATGCAATAGATTACTTTAAAACTACAATTTGGTCTGAAGAAAAACCAGAATATATAAAGTCACTTAATAAAGCTTCTGATAAATATATAAAACAAGCAAAAGCAAGAGATAAGAATTATATAAAAAAACATGGTGATTTTGGAAAAAGTTATCATTCAACTTCTTTAACAAACGATAATGATTTTAGAGATTTTATAAATTATGTAGGCAGACAATCTTGGAATTATTTAGATGAACAAGGTTATGACATGTCACAATATAGTACTATGCTTACAGATATGTGGGTTCAAGAGTTTGCTAAAAAAGGTGGTGGAAATCATGCACCACACATTCATGCTAATCAACATGTATCAGGTTTTTATTTTTTAAAATGTAGTGATAAAACTTCTAATCCTATTTTTTATGATCCAAGAGCTGCGGCTAGAGCGACAAAATTAAAAATGAAATCAAACGTTCAAACAATATTAGGAGGTCATGAACAATTTCATTTAATACCTAAACCAGGAACTTTAATTATATTCCCTGGTTTTTTAGAACATGGATATACAATAGATCATGGATTAGAATCATTTAGATTTTTACATTGGCATTTACAAGCAGTTCCAAAAAAAATGGCAAGAGAAGATGTATAAAATAATGGACAACTTTTTAGAGGATAAAGTTTTTAAAGAATTAAAAGAACTTATGTTTAGTAGAAAAATACCATGGTACTACACATCCAAATTAAATTTTAATCAATCTAATAAATCTTTAAATTGTTATTTTGAACATTGGTTTTATGATCAAACTGAAGGTATTGGATCTTCAACGTGTTTTCACATAGTAAAACCCATACTAGAAAAACTTAAAATTAAATCTTTAATAAGAGTTAAAGGCAACTTGTATGCTAGAACAAACAAAATTGAAACTCATTCTCCACATGAAGATTTTCCATGGAAACACAAGGCTTGTTTGTTTTCTATAAATAGTTGTGATGGTGCTACTGTTTTAAATAATGGAGAGAAAATTAAATCTGTAGAAAATAGAATGTTGTTTTTTGATTCTTTTAAACCTCACTCCAGCACATCAACCACGAATGCTAAAGCAAGGATAAATATTAACTTTAATTATTTTTAATATGTCATTTAAAAAAAATAAATATACAATTATTCGTCAAGCGATATCAAAAGAACTAGCATCTTTTGTTGCAAATTATTTTAACATGCAAAAACAAGTTTACGACACTTGTATGGATTCTAAATATATATCTCCTTTTGAAACTATTTTAGGTCAATATGAAAGCGATGAAGGACAAGTGCCTAACACTTATCACCAGTATTCAAACATTGCTATGGAAACGTTGTTATTAAAATGTCAGCCTATTATGGAGAAAGCAACAGGTTTAAAATTATACCCATCATATTCTTATGCACGAATATATAAAAAAGGTGATGAACTTAAACGACATAAAGATAGATTTAGTTGTGAGATATCTACCACTATGAATCTTGGCGGTGATAATTGGCCTATATATTTAAATCCTGATCCAAAAGCAGGTTTTACATATGGCCCTGAAAGGGGGATTTATAAAGTTCAATTCTATGAGCCTACAAAAGATAAAGGTATAAAAGTAGATTTAAAACAAGGAGACATGTTAGTTTATAGCGGGTGTGAATTGGAACATTGGCGAAATAAATTTAAAGGTAAAGAATGTGTACAAGTTTTTTTACATTATAACAATCGAAAGACACCAGGAGCAAAGAATAATATGTTCGATAATCGTAAACATTTAGGTCTTCCTAATTGGTTTAAAAGATGATATAATTCTTAGATGGGGGTTGTGTTACCACCACATACCACACAACCTCCTTTTAAGGATTATATATGTTACAAAAAATAGGGTTTCAGCCAGGTATTAATAAACAAATTACACCCACAGGAGCAGAGGGTCAGTGGATTGATTGTGATAATGTTAGATTTAGATATGGCATACCTGAAAAAATAGGTGGATGGAATCAATTAGGTGGATCTGGAGCAAACGAATTAACAGGTGCTGGTAGAGGATTACATCATTTTGTAAATAGTTTAAGTAGAAAATATGCGATTATAGGAACTAATAGAATTCTATATGCTTATTCTGGTGGTGTATTTTATGACATACATCCTATTAAAACAACAACCACGCTTACAAGTGCATTCAGCACGACCAACGGATCACCGACTGTAACAATAACTTTTAGTACATCTCATGGTATTAATCCTCAAGATATAATATTGCTAGACAGTTTCTCTACTATTACAAATTCTAACTTTGGTGCTTCTGATTTTAATGATAAAAAATTTATGGTAACGACAGTGCCAACAGCTACAACTCTTACAATTACTATGCCATCGAATGAAACAGGATCTGGTGCTACAACATCAGGAGGTATTAGAGTACAACATTACTATCCTGTAGGACCAGCAGTGCAAGCAAAAGGTTTTGGTTGGGGATTAGGTTCTTGGGGTGGTGAGGATACATCTGCGATCACTACAACTTTAAATGGAGCATTATTGGACGACACTGCAGGAACAGGTGGATCAGGAACATCTATTACATTAACAGATGCTTCACAGTTTCCAAGTTCAGGAACTAATTTTATACAAGTTGGTAATGAAGAAATATCTTATACGGGTGTTTCTGGAAATAATTTAACAGGAATTACAAGAGCGGTTAGAAATTCTACAAGATCTGGACACTCTAATGGAGCTACAGTTACAAACTCTTCGGACTATGTTGCATGGGGTGAAGCTGCATCAGGTGACTTAGTTCTTGAACCAGGAATGTGGTCATTAGATAATTTTGGTGACAAAGCTATTTGTTTAATTCATGATAGTGCAGTATTTGAATGGAATTCATCTTTATCAAATGCAACAGAAACAAGAGCAACAATTATATCAGGTGCACCCACTGCATCAAGACATATGGTTGTATCTAC